CAGTCCATAGCTCAACTATCTGACATGGTACTTTCCATGAGTCGTGACTTAAAATCAGAAAACAATTTAGCAAAATTACAAATACTAAAAAATAGATTTTCTGGTGAGACAGGTAACGCATGTAGTTTACATTATGATTTATCTACTGGTTGTTTATCTGAAATTAAAGCAGAGGTACTAGATGACTTCTAGTGAAATAAAAAAGAAAAAACAAATGCTAACGTGGACTATGTATGTCATGGACGCTGTTAGTAGAGCCAAGAAAACAAAACAAACTGTAACATTACATGTAGGTAAAGAAAGTTCTGCAATGCTTCTTCAAGATGCGTTGTTGTCTTTAGCATTTAGTGGAGAAGATGCCGCTTGGAATGTTCAAATAGAATCACACACATTACATTAATATGAAATTACCAATAGTAACTAAAAAAGTTTTAGATGCAGATTATGTGCAACTAACATGGAGCGATATAAATTCAGACAGCTCATGGAAAACTTTAAAAGACGCACTGAATAGTACACCAACTGTTTGTATATCAACTGGTTGGTTAATTAAAAAAGACAAAGACGTACATATAATAGTGTCTGACGTAAACTTTGAGGACAATGGTTCTCTTGGTGACGTAGGTAACATAACAACTATACCGTCAAGCAACATATTAAAAATTAAAAGGATTAGATTATGAGATATTGTTTTGACATAGAAACAGATGGATTTTTAGATACAGCAACTAAAGTTCATTGTATCATTTTAAAAAATATAGATACAAATGAAGTATTACATCTTAACAACGCACAAGCTGTAAAGAAATTAGAAGAAGCTCAATTAATAATTGGTCACAACATCATTAAGTTTGACATACCAGTTTTAGAAAAGTTTTATAATTTTAAATCAAACGCAAAAGTTTTTGATACTATAGTAGCAACTAGATTGCTATTCCCTGATATTAAAGACAGAGATTTTAAACATAAGAATTTTCCAAAAGACTGTATTGGCAGACACAGCTTAAAAGCGTGGGGTAACAGGGTGGGCGAATATAAAGAACAGTTTGATACAGATTGGAAAGAATTTAGTGTGGGTATGCTAGAATATTGTATTCAAGATGTTCAGGTTACTCACACTTTATTCAACATGATTGAAAAACAAGGCTATTCACAACAAGCAATGGACTTGGAACACTCAGTAGCCAACTTAATATATAGACAAGAAGTACATGGTTTTACTTTTAATAAAGAGAAAGCCCACGAATTATATACAAAGTTAAACACTAGAAGAATAGAGTTAGAAGAACAACTACAAAAAATATTTTTACCTATTACTGAGAAGAGAGTATCAGAAAAAACAGGTAAACAATTAAAAGATAGAGTTACTATATTTAATCCTAGTTCACGGCATCACATAGCACAAAGACTACAAGAAAAGTATGGTTGGGAAGCACAAGAATTTACTGCTGATGGTAAACCAAAATTAGATGATACAGTATTAAGTAAACTGGAATATCCTGAAGCAAAAATTTTATGCGAACATTTCTTATTAGATAAAAGAATTGCACAACTAGCTACAGGCACACAAGCATGGTTAAAACATGAAAGGAATGGTAAGATACATGGGACTTGTAATACTAATTCTACAGTAACAGCACGTGCAACTCATTCGTTTCCAAATTTAGCACAGATTCCAAGTGTGTCTGTACCGTTTGGTAAAGAGTGTAGAAGTTTATTTACTGTACCTAATGGTAAGAAGTTAGTTGGTATAGATATATCAGGATTAGAAGTTAGAATGTTAGCTCACTTTATGTCTAAGTATGACAACGGAGAATATTCTAAAGTTGTATTAGAAGGTGACATACACAGTGAGACTCAGAAACTAGCAGGACTAGACTCAAGAGATGTTGCAAAGCGTTACTACTATTGTTTTTTATATGGTGGTGGCGTTAAACGTATCGCTGAAGTTATAGGTAAAAAAGTTAGTGAAGCATCAAAGATTAAAAAAAGATTCTTAAATAATTTACCTGCTCTAAATAAACTAATAGAGCAAGTACAATTAGCGGCAGAGAGAGGACACATAATAGGTCTTGATAAAAGACAAGTTAAAGTACGTTCAGCTCACGCCGCCCTCAATACATTGTTGCAAAGTGCAGGTGCACTGGTTTGTAAACAATGGTTAGTTGAGTTTGATAAATTAATTAAGGATATTCCTGAAGCCCAACAGGTTGTTTGGGTACATGACGAAATACAGGTTGAGTGTCTTGAGAAAGATGCAGAGACCGTTGGTAGGTTAGCTGTCAAAGCCATTGAATGTACTGGCAAACACTTCCAATTAAGACTCCCATTAACAGGAGAATATAAAATAGGTAATAACTGGAGTGAAACACATTAATGAATAAAAAGTTTGACAAAGACCTGAAGTATGGACAGGAACGAGAGAATAGAATTGTATCTATTCTTGATAAAGAAAAAACAAAAATAGAAGTAAAGACAGAGAGAGACTGGTGGCAAAAGTCTGGTAACATTGCTATTGAAGTAGAGTGTTATGGTAAGCCGTCAGGAATTATGGCAACTGAAGCAGACTATTGGGTTCATATATTAGCTGATGGTGATAAAGATTTTGTGCGTATGATTTTTGATACGTCAACCGTAAAAAAATTAGCAAAAAAATATATGAAGAATATAAAAAGTGGTGGTGATGGAAACCAAAGTAGGTTTATACTTATTCCATTATCTGAATTATTTTTAAGGAAGAATATTAACTAATGAAACTGAGGAACAATATGTATAAAAAGAAAAAAGTATTATTAATTGATGGTGATATTTTATTATATCAAATTGCAGTTAATAATGAAGTTGATACTCATTGGGGTGATGGACTATGGACATTACATTGTGATGAGAACAAATGCAAAGCTGATGTAGATGCAGTAATAGAAGATTTAGGTTCTTCTTTTAGTGCAGATGATTATGTTATTGCATTAACAGATAAAAACAATTTTAGAAAAGATGTCTTACCTTCTTACAAAGATAACAGAAGAAATAAGCGTAAACCTATGACACTAAAAGCATTGCGTGAATACGTTATGAAAAAACATAATGGTGTTATGTGGGCTAACTTAGAAGCTGATGATGTTATGGGTATTATGGCAACTGAACCTAGTGATGAAGATAGAATAGTAGTTAGTATAGATAAAGATTTACGAACAATCCCATGTAACTTATCTGCTGACGGTCTTACAGTAGAGACTATTCCACCAAGACTAGCTGATTATAATTTTATGATACAGACATTAACTGGTGATAAGACTGATGGCTATGATGGTATTGATGGTGTTGGTATAGTTACTGCTAATAAATTAATACAAAAATATACTAACGTACCACTTAAAGATTTGTGGAAGATAGTAAAAGGTATTTACAAAGATAAAGGCTACACTGTTAAAGAAGCCTTAGCTCAAGCTAGAGTAGCACGTATATTAAGACATGGAGAATACAATAAAGAAACAGGAAAGGTGAAACTATGGACGATATAAAAAAACCTTTACACTATAACAAAGGCGGCATTGAACCTATTGATTATATAGTAGCTAACAATCTTTCGTACTGCGAAGGTAATGTAGTTAAGTATATAACTAGATGGCGTTTCAAAGGACACGGCGTAGAGGATTTAAAAAAAGCAAAACAATACATTGACTTCATTATTGAAAAAGAAGCAGTCACAAAAATAACGGACACAAATGATTAATTACGATAGAGATGAATTACTTACTGATTTTGGAAAGACAACATTAAAAGATAGATACTTATTACCAGAAGAAGAATCACCGCAAGATGCGTTTGCAAGAGCGGCTAAAGCATTTTCTGATAATGATGAAATGGCAGAGAGAATATATAACTACGCTTCTAAGTTATGGTTTATGTTTTCTACTCCAATATTATCTAATGGTGGTACTAAAAGAGGTATGCCTATTTCATGTTTTCTTAATTATGTTGGAGATAGTAGAGAAGGTTTAACTGGTCACTACACAGAGAACGCTTGGTTAGCTTCTGTTGGTGGTGGTATCGGTGGTTACTGGGGACATATAAGAAGTGATGGTACTGCAACATCTGGTGGTTCACAATCATCAGGTTCAATACCATTCTTACATGTAGTAGACTCAGAAGTGTTAGCTTTCTCTCAAGGTAAAACAAGACGTGGTAGTTATGCGGCATACATGGACATATCACACCCAGAAATAATAGAATTTATAGAGATGAGAAAACCTAGTGGTGGTGACATACATAGAAAATGTCTTAACTTACATCATGGTGTAAACTTATCAGATGAGTTTATGCAGTTAATAGATAACTGTATTAAAGAACCAACTTATGATGACAGTTGGAATCTTATAGACCCTCATACAAAAAAAGTTGTGCGTACTGTATCAGCTAGAGAGTTGTGGCAAAAAATATTAGAATGTAGAGTTGCTACTGGTGAGCCTTATGTGTCATACATAGATACAATTAATGACGCATTGCCTGAAACACAAAAGAAATTAGGACTAAGAGTAAATCATTCTAATTTATGTACTGAAATAACATTACCTACTAATGAAAACAGAACAGCAGTATGTTGTTTGTCTTCTGTAAATTTAGAAAAGTATGATGAGTGGAAAAATGACTCATTGTTTATACCAGATTTAATTAGATTTTTAGATAATGTACTTCAACATTTTGTAGACCACGCACCTGAAGAATTATTTAGAGCTAGGTTTAGTGCAAACAATGAAAGAAGTTTAGGCTTAGGTGCTATGGGTTTTCATGCCTACTTACAATCTAAAGGTATTCCGTTTGAGTCTGTATTAGCTAAATCATTAAACTTAAAAATATTTAAGAAGATGAAAGAACAAGCCGTAGAAGAATCTGAAAGACTTGCAATTAAAAGAGGTGAAGCACCAGACATGGAAGGTACAGGAAGACGTAATGCACACTTACTAGCTATTGCACCTAACGCTTCGTCTTCTATTATTTGTGGCACTACGTCACCATCAATAGAACCATACAGAGCTAATGCTTATGTGCAAAAAACTATGTCAGGTTCATTCTTAGTAAAAAATAAATACTTAGAAAAATTATTAGAAAAGAAGGGAATAAACAATGAAAAAACTTGGACTTCAATATTGGCAAATCGTGGCTCGGTATTACATCTTAAAGAGTTATCTGATTATGAAAAAGATACATTTAAGACTGCTATTGAAATTAACCAACAATGGGTAATAGAACATGCCGCAGATAGACAACAGTATATTTGTCAGGGACAATCAGTAAATGTATTTGTACCTGCTGATGTAAACATAAAAGAGTTGCATGATATACACATGTTAGCTTGGAAGAAAAAACTAAAAACACTTTACTATTGTCGTTCAGAAGCAATCAAACGAGCAGAGTTAGTGTCTAAAAAAATAGAAAGAACAATCATACCAGAAGCAGATTGTTTAGCTTGTGAGGGATAATGACAGACAGTAGTATATTTGATGGCATGGACAAACCAAGACGAAAATGTTGTGGTTGTAAAAAGAAACAACAAAAGCAAACGGTGTTATGGACAGTGTATCATACTATTCTAGCACTAGAGTTATTAGCAATAATTATAATAGAAGGAGTTGAATTGATTTATGGGCTTTAAGGATTATAAAATAAGAGATGGTGTTCATATACCGTCTGATAAATTTAAAAAAAACTGGGACGAAATATTTGGTAAAGACAAAACCAAAGAAGAGTTACCAAAAGAAGAAGAAGATTATATTAAGGAGTTAGAAGAAAAACTATGAGTTTATTTAAAGAAAGAGTACACTATAAACCATTTGATTATGAATGGGCTTTTCAATCATACGACATGCAACAAAAAATGCACTGGCTACCAAGTGAAGTACCATTACATGAAGATGTAAGAGATTGGAATGAAAGATTATCAGCAGAAGAAAAGAATCTAATATCACAAATACTTAAATTCTTTACTCAAGGTGATGTAGACATAGCACAAGCATATTTAGATAAATATATACCTAAGTTTAAAGCACCAGAAGTTAGAATGATGTTGTCTTCTTTTGCTACAAGTGAAGCTAATCACGCTCATAGTTACTCTTTACTTAATGATACAATAGGATTACCAGATAAAGAGTACAAAGCATTTCAAGAATATAAAGAAATGTCTGATAAACATAACTATTTATTTGAAAGTAAAGGTAAAGGATTAGAAGGATTAGCTAGAGAAATAGCTTGTTTTTCTGCATTTGGTGAAGGCTTACAGTTGTTTGCATCATTTGTAATGCTTCTTAACTTCCAAAGATATGGTAGAATGAAGGGTATGTGTCAGATTATTACGTGGTCTATTAGAGATGAAACACACCATGTTGATGGTATGATAAAATTATTTCATCAATTAATAAAAGAAAACCCTAATATTTGGACAGAAAAATTTAAAGCAAGTATCTATCAAACAGCTAGAGATATGGTTGATTTAGAAGATAGATTCATTGATTTAGCATTTAGTATGGGTGGTATTAGAGGACTAAAAGCTGATGAAGTTAAACAATATATTAGGTATATTGCTGACAGAAGACTCTTACAACTGTCATTAAAACCTAATTATAACGTAAAACATAACCCTTTAGGTTGGTTGGACTGGGTATTAAATGGCGTAGAACACGCTAATTTCTTTGAAAACAGAGCAACTGAGTACAATAAAGGTACAGTAACAGGAAACTTGTGGGAGTAAAGTGCCCTTTTTAGACGAATACAATGGACGATTTAACATTACCAAATAACGTAGACGATTTAGTTAAACTACTTAACGAAGTTTATCCTGAAAAATCTCCTGATTTACAAGATGATACTAAGACTATCTATTTTAAAGCAGGTCAGCGTGACGTTGTAAATTTTATTAACACTCTAAAAGAGAGAACGGAGAAATAACTATGTGTTTATCAAGACCTAAAGCACCTGAAGTAAAAGAAGCTCCTGCTCCAGTTGTTAATCAATCACCTATTGGTGATGATTTAGCACCTACTTTAATGACAGCAGATGAGCAAGATGGAAAAAAGAAAATCGCTAAGAAAAAGAAATCTGGTACGAGTTCTTTAAATACTTCAAGTGGCGTTAATACAGCTACAGGTAGTAGTACATTAAATATTGCATAATAAATGGAATACATAGATAACAATTTTACGCAACATACAGCGAAAGAGCGTTATTTTAAACTACAACAACACAGAGAACATTTTTTAGATAGAGCTGAAGAGTGTGCTGAAGTTACTATACCGTCTCTAATTCAACCTGATGGTTTTACAACATCATCAGATTTATATAACCCCTTCCAATCAGTAGGAGCTAGGGGTGTAAACAATTTAGCTTCTAAATTATTATTATTATTACTTCCACCTAACTCTCCCTTTTTTAGATTATCAATAGCAGGAAAAGCTAAACAAGAGTTAGACCAAAATAAAGAAATAAAGTCAGAAGTAGAAAAATCTTTATCTATTATTGAAAGAGAAGTATCTAATAAAATAGAACAATTAGCATTAAGAGTATCTGTATTTGAAGCATTAAAACATTTAATTGTTTCAGGTAATGTACTTACATACTTACCTAAAAAAGGTAGCATGAGAGTGTTTCCTTTATCACAGTATGTAGTTCAACGAGATAGTTCTGGTAATGTTTGTGAAATTATTATTCAAGAAAAATTAAGTATATTATCTTTAAATGAAGATGTTGCGGCACAAGTTATGGCTGACCCTGAATATAAAAAAGATGAAGAAATAGAATTATACACACACATTTATAAACTAGACAATAAAAAGTTTTATGTTTGTCAAGAAGTAAATGGTATTAAAATACCTGAGTCTATAGGCACATTTACAAAAGACCGTATGCCTTATCAAGCATTAAGAATGGTAAGAATAGATAATGAAGATTACGGAAGAAGTTACGTTGAAGAATTTTTAGGTGATTTAAAATCTTTAGAAGGATTGTCTCAAGCATTAGTAGAATCTGCGGCGGCTTCTAGTAAAGTTGTATTTATGGTTAGACCTAATGCAGTAACAAGAAAAAAAGATTTATCATTAAGCAGAAATGGTGACATCATTACTGGAAGCAGAGATGATGTGTCTGTATTACAAGCAGAAAAACAATATGATTTACAAGTTGTAGAAAGAAGCATACAAAAATTAGAAGAGAGATTGTCATTTGCTTTCTTATTACATACAGCAATACAAAGACAAGCTGAAAGAGTAACAGCACAAGAAATAAGATATATGGCAGAACAATTAGAAACTTCTATGGGTGGTATATATTCATTATTGTCACAAGAATTTCAATTACCATTAGTAAATATTCTTATGAAAAGAATGGAACAAGCTAATGAGATTCCGTCACTACCTGAAAAATCAGTAAGACCTACTATTATTACTGGTATAGAGGCATTAGGTAGAGGAAATGATTTACAAAAATTAAGAGAATTTGTTGCTGAGATAGGTAACTTAGCACAAATAAACCCTGCTGTAGTTCAAGCATTAAACCCAGACGATTTAATTAAGCGTATCGCTACTGGTTTAGGAATTGAAACTGAAGGTTTAATTAAGTCACCAGAACAAATGGCAGAAGAACAAGCGGCTCAAGAAGAGCAAATGCAAGATGAGCAAGTAATGCAAATGGCTGAAAAAGCTGTAGCACCTGTTGTTAATAATGCAACTAAACCACAATAAAGGAAACTAAAATGGTAGATACAATAGAAGTAAAAGAAGCAGAGACTACTAGCGAAAAGCCAGTAGAGGAAAAGTCCACACAAAGTATTGAAGGCTTACCAGAAAAATTTAAGTCAGTAGAAGATTTGGCTAAAAGTTATTCTGAGCTTGAAAAAAAACTTGGTGAACAAAATCCAAAACAAGAAGAAGTTGACCCTGTTAATAAAGCAGAGTTAAAAGAAGAAGAACCTAAAAATGATTTAGAAATTGCTGAAAAAGCTGTTGATAACGCAGGGTTAGACATGAGTAGTCTAGCTGATGAATATGCACAAAACGGTCAATTAGCTGATAAATCATACGAAGCATTAGAAAAGTCAGGTATTCCTAGAGAATATGTAGACCAATTTATTGCAGGTCAAAAAGCAATCGGTGAGCAACAAACTAATACTGTGAAAGATATGGTAGGCGGTAATGAGGCTTATGATGAAATGGCTAAGTGGGCTTCTGATAATATGTCTGAAGGTGAAAAAAAAGCCTATAACACAGCAGTCAACAGTCAAGACATGGACACTGTTAAATTAGCAGTAGAAAGTTTGAAAGCAAAATATCAAACAGCTAATGGAACAGAGCCTAATCTGGTACAAGGTAAAGCTACACCTGCTACAGAACAAGGTTACGCATCTTGGGCTGAAGTAACTCAGGCTATGGCTGACCCTAGATATGCTAAAGACCCTGCTTATCAAGCGGCGGTTAAAACAAAAATATCTAACTCGGATTTGTAGTATGTGGCTAACAGCATTAAAAAGATTGTATGAAGCAGAAGTTGCTGAGAACACAGCAGTCATTGATACATTTTTACAAAAAAGTGTTGGTGTTGCAGACCATGATGATTTTATAAAAGTCTTAAAATCAAGATTTGATAAACTTGTTCATGCAAAACATGCAATATCTGAATTAGATACAATATCAAAAAAAGTACCCATAGTAGAAGAAACTAATAAAACTAAAAAGGAGAAATAAATATGCCAATGGGAAAAGGAACATACGGTTCAAAAAAAGGAAGACCAAGTAATAAATTAAAAGGTGGACAGAAAAGATTACCTGCCGCTTTAAAATCAAAAATAATGAAAGCTAAGAAAAATAAATAATTATGGCAAAACGTGGATTGTACGCTAACATTCATGCTAAGCGTAAAAGAATCGCCAAAGGTTCAGGCGAGAAGATGAGAAAAGTAGGAGCTAAAGGTGCACCTACTTCTAAGCAATTTAAAAGAGCGGCAAAGACAGCTAAGAAAAGGTAGTTATGGTTGCTAAGAAATACCAAAATCCTACAGGTGGTTTAAACGCTAAGGGTAGAGCACATTTCAATAGCAAAGGACATAACTTAAAAAGACCTGTAACTGGTAAACCTAAAGCAGGGTCTAAAGCCGCAGGAAGAAAAAAGAGCTTCTGTGCTCGTATGAGCGGAGTAAAAGGAGCAATGAGAAAAAATGGCAAACCTACTAGAAAAGCATTAGCTTTAAGAAAGTGGAATTGCAATTAATATAGTTGTGCAACACTAATGTGTGGCAACTGCCAATCCAATTTAGACAAATAACTTGACCTACTGCGGTAGACAATCTTGACTAAATAACTGAATTGAAGAGGCTTTTATAAACTAACGTCATAAATCACAAAGAAGGAGACAAATATGGCAAACGCAAGTCCAGTCTCAGTCGGTAAAGTAAATGCAGGTGGTTCGGAAGACGCTCTGTTTCTAAAAGTATTCGCAGGAGAAGTTTTAACTTCTTTTGATAGAGCTTCAAAAACTCAGGGTGCGGACATGGTAAGAAGTATTGCTTCAGGCAAATCAGCTACTTTCCCAGTAATGGGTAGAGTTGGTGCTTCATACCACACAGCAGGAGCAGAAATTACTGGCTCAGACATAAATCACAACGAAAAGGTTATTACAATTAATGACCTTTTAATATCTTCAGTATTTTTATCAAATATTGAGGAAGCCAAAAACCATTGGGACGTAAGGTCATCTTACTCGCAAGAGATAGGAAGAGCATTAGCTTTTACTAAAGATAAACACATCTTACAAACTATTGGTCAAGCATCATTGGCATCAGCTAACGTATCTGACAGTGGATATGGAGCAGGTTCAACTATCACTAATACTGGTATCGCATCTGCAACAGACGCTACTGCGGCTAACGCTATGATTGATTCATTGTTTGCGGCGGCTAAACAATTAGATGCAAACTACGTTCCATCAGAAGGCAGAAAATGCTTTATGAGATTGGAAGAATACTACAAATTAGCAAATGCTACAAACGCAGTAAATGTTGATTTCTCTGGTAGAGGTTCAATCGCTGAAGGTAACGTAACAAAAGTTGCAGGTATAGAATTAGTACCTGTAGCACACTTTGTATCTTCAAATGTAAACTCAGGCGTAGACCAAGGTTCAGCTACAGCAGGTGGTTCAAACCCACAAGCTGTTGATTTATCTAACTACGTTGCTCTAGTTTCTCACCCAAGTGCGGTGGGTACTGTTAAGTTAATGGACTTAGCTGTAGAGAAAGAGTATGATATAAGAAGACAAGGTACGTTAATGGTTGCTAAATATGCTATGGGACATGGTGTATTAAGACCAGAAGCGGCTGTAGGTATTAAAGAAGCATAATAGTTTCTTTACTATTTAATTAGATTAGGGGGAGTCAAATCCCCCTTTTCTACATTTAACACAAGGAAATATGACAACACAAATTACACCAACTACTGAGTTACAAGCAGTTAATACAATGTTGAGTACGACTGGAGCTTCTCCAATCGTACTCAACAGT